ACATTCTTCACCCGAACCGCAAGTCGATCGTCTTGGTGAACGACGAGGACGTAGCCGCGGCGAAGGCGACGATTCTCGGTACGATGGTAAACGGGTTGCCGCCGCATATGCAACCGATGCGCCGGATTCAGAACATGAAGCATATCGTGTTCGAGAACCCTAACGCCGCCGAGCGTATCTACAACGCGGGTCTTAACTCGGAGTTGCAGATAACCGTTCCGTCCGGTATGCGTGGCACGACGCCGCACCTCGTCATCATATCCGAGTACGCCTTCATGGATGACGCACGTAAAGAAGAGGTAAACTCGGGCTTGCTCACCGGCATGGGCCTGCGAAAAGAATCGGCGGTCATCATCGACACGACCGCCAACGGTTTTGACGACGACTACTACCCGATGATGATGGAAGCGGCGGAGGAGAATCCGCGCTGGGTTAAGCGCCTCGAAACGATGGTGAACGTAACTGCCGCGGAAATATTCGCCGGAAAGTACGGCCAGCCCGACAATCTCAAGACGTGGGTTCCCGCGTTCTCGCGTTGGTGCATCCACGACGAATATACGACGCGCAACGAGAACCCGCGTGGAGAGTTGCCGCGCATCCGCAAGGCCGACCTTGACGAGTTAATGTCGGACCTCGGGAAGAATCCGAAATATAGTTGTGAGGAAGAGATGCAATATGCCGAGCAAGGCGTATCCGCGTTCCGCCTCTATTGGCGCCGATGGAAGATCGACTCCATTAAGCAGCCGTCGCAAGAGTTGAAGCTGCTCATCTTCCGCCAGGAGTTCCCCGACACAATCGCAGGGTCGTTCGTCAACTATCAGAAGTCGCCGTTTGACCGCGAGTGCTTAGACGTTGTGGTGAAGCAGGGACGCGATACGCCGTACAAAGGGATTCTGCGCGAGGATTCGATTCGCGGCATTTATCTCGATTCTACATTTCATAGTGATTGGCAAGAGATGCGTCTGTACGCGCCGCCGCAACAGGGCGAGAAATACACGATGGGCGTGGATACCGGCGTTCGTTACGCAAGCAAGGACGCCGATGCGTGGGTGGCGCAGGTGCTTCGACTGAGCGACTACTCCGTGGTTGCGACGTATGAGGCGCGCGTTGACGAGCACACATTCCGCGAACAGTTGATGTACCTCTATCGCTGGTACAACCATGCGTACACGGGGATTGAGTTGCAGGGTTCGGGCTTCCGCATCATCCGCGAGTGCATCGACTCCGGGATGCGAAACTACTACGAGTGGAAGCGATTGGACTCAGACTTCCCGGAGCCGACGAAATATCCGGGTTGGGACACGAATCAAAAGACGCGCCCGATTATGGACGACGCGATGGTGGAGTTGATTTGCCACCGCGACCCGATGACGAACCGCCCCGAGCCGTTGATAACGATTCGCGACATACCGACGCTCAACGAGTTGCAGACGGTGCGACGCCAGGCAACGGGAGCGATTAAGGCCGACAGCGGGCACGACGACCACTACGACGCCCTGGCGATTGCAGTCGCGATTGCGGGCGACCCGTGGACAGGCTTATCAAAACTGCGCGGGCGCAAGAAAGAAGAACCCGTGGCAGAAAAGGTTGACAACTTCGCCGCATTTAGGCGAGGCTCGTCATCAAGGCGTAGCCGACGCAATGAACCGGACATTGCTAATTTATGACTAAGGCGGAAATGGTTGCCACCTACGGGCAAGGGTATTACGACGAAATGCAGCGTAGATGCCGAGAACGGCAAAAAGAGCGGTACTGGGCTAACCTTCAATTGTCCCGAGAAAAAAGTACTAAGTACAGGCGGGACAACAAGGAACACTCTCTGGCGTATGGCGCCAAGTGGCGCGCTAAAAATAAGGACAAGTTATGTGCCGCTGCACGACGTTACTATTGGGAAAATCGAGAGGTGTGCCTTGCGCGTGGAAGGGAATGGAAAAAGAAAAACCCTGAACGAACAGCTCATCACTATTCAGTAAAAACGGCTAAACGCAAGGGTGCTGTCGGTTCACACACGGCGAAAGAGTGGCGAGAAATATTGGATGCTTATGGAAATAAGTGCGCGTATTGTAAGCGCCGCGACAAGATAACCAAAGACCATAAGGTTCCGTTGGCGCGAGGTGGAAGCAACTATGCTCTTAATCTGCAACCCCTGTGCCATAGTTGCAATATGCACAAGCAGGCAAAGTCTATTCATAGCCCCACGATTTTCGATCTTGCAAATCTCTAGGAGGAATAGTGGAAGAACAACGTATCGTATCTCTTGAGGAGCAGGACCCGCTTACGCTCATCCCTCACGGCGACCGGCTATTGCTGGAAGTGTTGTGGGTTGACGAAACGCGAGCGAGCGGAATCGAGATTGTCCGCAGCGATGACGCAGCGAAGGAAACCGAAATGGGCTGGTTCGCTGGCCTCATCATCAACAAGGGCAGCGGGCACCGACTCGATTCGCCCGACCAGGCCATTCTCATTAAGACTACCGAGAAGGTCACGAACGAGGCCGCACGATTGGTGATGGTGGACGACGAAACGGGCGAAGGTGTCTGGATGGCGCCCTCTTCGGTTCCGATGCCGTTCGACCGCGGCATGGTGGTAATGGGCGCGAAGTACGCGGGAAGCAAAATATTTCTGCGCGGCAAAGAGTACCGCATCATTACGCAAAGTCATGTTATCGGAGTATTCACGGGCGTCAAGATGCGCGTGGGTGAGCCCGCTCTGCCTGCGTTCAACGGCGAAACCCTGGAAGCGGCGGCGTACAGCGGCGATGAATAGCAACGACCCATTCAACGAAAACGGCGAGGATTCTGACGACTGCGATGGCTAAGTTGCGCGACCTCATCCGCCGTATCTTCGACCCTCGCGGTCCCGGCGGCAACGTCCTCACAACCGAATCGTTCTTCAAAGAGCGGAGCGGGCTTCCGTACAGCGTTGGGTTGCGCCAGCGCGCGGAGCTCGCCCCGCTTACCACGGAGCAGGTCGCCAAGGCGTGCGCCCCGGACCGCACCGTTGCCAAGGGGGAGATAGATGTTCCCTACTCTCGGGAGCGGGTCGTCACGCCGTACATTCTGGAGCGGTATCGCCCGGTTATGCAGGGGATGGAGATTGTCGGCTGGGTCGTATCCCAGGAGCCGCGCTCTCAGTTTTGCGACTGCCTGAAGGCGCATTGGTCGAAGGACGGAGGGCAATCCGTCCACCTCGCCTGCGGACGGCGGCGGGCGCCGCTTGCCGATGCCGAAGTCATCGAGAAGGTGATGACGGTGCAGATGCAGCCCGGGGACGCGCACTACGACCGCTACGCCGTGACGATACCCGGCAAGGATACGGGGATAGTGGACGGGCAGCGGGTAACGGGCGGGACGCATATCCGCAGCCGCAAGCACTACAACGAATTGACGCGGGACTTCGTGCATTGGGACCGCGGCACGCCCAAGGCCGTCGAGAAGGCCCAAAGGGAGCAGGCGGAGAATCGCCGCGCTAAGTTGGCACGCCAAGTGGAAGAAAAAGCTCACCGCCTAGTTTCTGACAGACCGGGAGATTTATGACGGTCGCCCCGTGGTAAGGATGTGCGCCGTGTGCCGCAAGGGGAAGCATGAGTTTCTTAAGTCCTTGATGAGGCAGCGCGACGAGGCCTTTCGCATCCTAAAAGCACTCGGGTACGACGTGGAGAGTATTAAGGCGTGAGCGTATTCGGGCCGTCGATTTCGGGATTAGCGCCCAGCCCTGGCGGTTGGCTTGTTGAGTCGCCCCCATCGCCGTTCACCCGCTCGACCGCCTACGATTCCCGCGACGAAGATAACGACCCGCTTATTGAGTGGTGTCGGAACGCGAGCGCCGTCCTCAAGCGCGAGAAGCAGCCCGTCACCGAGGAGATGACGCGCTCGCTCAGCCTCTACCGCGGTGGGACGCCCTGGTGGCGCAACCGCCCGAAATGGAAGCTCGGCAAGAAGTTCCCGCTCGTCACGACCATCCCGATTCAATGGGCGTCCATCCTCTCGGACAACCGCCCCCGGGTAACCTACGGCGCCTACCGCGTCCAGGACCAGCGCATCGCGGACATAGCGACGGCGGCGTTCGACCAGGCCTATACCGAGGGATTCTGGCAGGGGAAGGTCCGCAACGCCATCCTTGGGTCGCGGGTCGTCAAAAAGAATTTCCTTCGCCTGGTGCCGGAAATGTACGGCCCGGGCGGCGAGGTCCGCGCGAACCTGGTGGTCGTGTCCGGCCTTCAGGTATACGCCGATGACAATGCGACCTGCATAGACGACGCCGAAGTGGTGATGTACGAGTACCGCGAGTCGCCAAACAAGGTGTTCGCGCGGTGGCCGAAGCTACGACAGAAGATTGTCGCCAAGCGAAATGAGCAGGGCGGTTACGACGAAACGAGCGGCGAGGTGCTTTCGCCTCCGACGCAGATGGCAATGCCGACCGGGGGAACGGTCAACAACCCGCCGTTCGCCGCGACGGCCAATCCACCCGACAATGCGGGCGGCACGGCAGGCATCGTGGTGCGCGAGTTCTGGACGCGACCACGCAAGAAGATTCCCGTTGAGAAGGTGCTGTTCACCGTCGCTGGCGAGCCAGCCGTGCAGACGAAGCGCGTTGAGTACGAGGACGGCACAAGCGAAGTCGTCAAGCGCATTATCACCGAAGGCAACGTCGTTTATGAGTGGCCGCAGAGTTACGTTGACGTTGTGCGCGACGCGGAGTTGTGGGGCGGCCTGCGAATACTGTGGGAAGCCGAAGCGGTCGAAGTCATCAAGCACAAGGTGGACTACCCGCTTTACCCCGAGGGTCGCCTCGTAATCACCGTCGATGAGGAGTTTAATGCCGAGGACCGGATGAATCCGCTCGGCTATTTCCCGTTCATCGAGATTGAGGCGTACCCGGACCCCGAGAAATTCTGGGGGTTGAGCGACATAGACCTTATCGCGGACGGCTACGAATACTACATTCGCCTTATTTCGCTCATGTACGACGCGGCGAACCTCACGTCGAATCCTATATGGCGCCTGCCTCTTGGCGACGAAATGGCCGACGAGGATATAACCAACGCACCCGGCGCGATTCAGCGCGAAACGATGCAGAGTTTGCGCTACGGAAAACGCGAGCCAGGACCCGATATGCCGCAGTACGTCATGCAGCTTTTGCAGTACGTTAAGGGCGAGATTCGCGAGATTAGCGGGCTCAACGAAATTGCGAGCGGGCAGGCCAAGTTCAAGGGCCAGCAGAGCGCGGAAACGGTGTCGATGTATCAGGAAGCCGCGGGCGTGCGCTTCAACGACGCGCTGCATCGCATCGAGGAAGCGATGGTCAAACTCGGCGAGCAGTTCTTGGAGTTGATGACGCGCTACTACACGACGCCGCACCTGGTGCAGTTGAAGAACGACGCGGGCGTAATGGATTCGATACCGCTGTTGGGCTCGTACTTCACCGCGCCGCTTCGCGTCGAGTCCAAGCCAGGCTCATCGCGAACGCCGTCGCAAAAGTTCAACATGGCCTTGAATCTACTTTCGACTGGACGCACGCTGGTAACGATGCCCGATATTCTTAAGCAACTTCAGGAACTCGGTTTAATAGACTCTGCCTCTGCGACTGAGCGTAGAATCATGGAAGCATTGAAAAACCCTGGTGACCCAACAAAGTCATGGCTCGTAACGGGGCAACTTCCGGGCCAAACTAATCCGGGAAGCACGCCGAAGAAGCCTGGCTCAAAGAGGAAATCTTCCCAAGCAGCATGAGATACGCTAAGATAACCGCGATGGCGCGGTCTAAAAAGGAGCCGCAATGGCAATGATGCCCCCGGGAGCCGGAGCGCCGGGTCCGCCTGGTGCACCCCCGGCACCCCCGATGGCCCCACCTATGGCTCCGCCGCCTGGCCCCATGATGCCAGGCCCCGCGCCATCACAAGGCCCACCACCGCAGTTTGCCGCGCTTTACAACGATTTACCGAGTGAACTTCCCGCAGGCTGGCAACTCGTAGACGCAAGTTGTCGGCAACTCAAACTCGCGATAAAACACCCGACGTTTGCCAAGACGCCAAAGACGGCGGCGGTTTTATATTCCCTTGTTGAAACGATGACGCAATTGCTCTCCCATTACACGACGAAGGGCGACGGTGGAGGCGCTCCAACGTCTACCAACGAGCCTGGCGAATCGAGTGGTGGGGATACGGACGCGCACTTCACTTCGGCAGATGCCGACGTGCAGCCGCCGCCCGATAGTGGGTCGTAAGACCTGCATTTGATGGACGCCGTTTTGGCAAGGAAAGGGGGTGAAGTATAGATGGCTCGCAAGAAAGGCAAGAAGGGTAAGAAAGGTGGACACCTGGAGCACTTCAAGGCAATGAAGAAAGGTGGTCACAAGAAAGGCCGTAAGGCATCGCGTCGCGGCAAGCGTAAGGGTTAGTCCGTAGACGATCGTTAGGTGGCCTCGCCCGTTTGAGGCGGGGCCACTTTTCTTAGGAGGAAGATTTTAGATGCCAGGACCCCCATCAGTCGCCGACGTTAAACAAGAGGCGCAGCGGCTCGTTGAGAAACGTGCCGAGGAGTTAGAGAAGCAGGGCGGGATACCGCTCTCGAAGGCCAGCCAGGTAGAGGCCGCCGCGATGGTGCCGGGGTTCTCCCGCGGTACGCAGGCGCTCGATGACGAAACCGGCGAGCCGATAATCAGCGACCCCAGCGGTCGTATTCCGCTCCCCGACGCGGCTGAAGCGGGAGGCGCGACGGATGCGCTGGCCGCCGCCAAAGCAGAGATTTCCGGCGAGGCCGAACCGCCTGCCGCCGAAGTGAAGCAGCGCGATAAGAAGTCGGGGCGTTTTGTGGCAGAGGAAACGCAAGGCGCTCCGATCGCACAGGCCGTCGCCCCTGATGCTGCCGCTCCTCCCCCCGTGGCAGCGGCGCCCGATGTTTCGACGCCCGAAGCGCGGGCAGAGGCCGCCGCGGATGCCGTCGCCGATAGCATCCCGGACCCGTGGGCCGACTACGAAGAGT